GAAGTCAATCTGCTGCTCTGGCTTATTTTGCATCAGAGGAAATTAAACAGGCAGCTCGAACTCGAACAAAGGCTGGCAAGGTTGCGGAAAGAGTCGCAGAAGGCGTTAGCATCTCTAAATCCAGTAAAATCGGTGAGTTCCGTTATGGTTTCGCAAGACAAAAGTTTTCAGGTGGTGCTACAACGCAAACCCTATGGGGTGGAGTTGAGTTTGGATCTAATAAGTTCAAGCAGTTCCCTACATATTCAGGACGGCAAGGCAGAGGTTCAAGAGGTTGGTTTATCTATCCAACCCTTCGCAAAATTCAGCCTGAATTGATTAACAAATGGGAACAGGCTTTCAATCGCATTATTAAGGAATGGGTCTAATGGCAACCGGTAATCGCACATTAAAGTTATCAATCCTTGCCGATGTTGATGACTTAAAAAAGAAGCTAGGCGATGCTGACAAAGCCGTTGAAAGTAACTCAAGCAAGATTTCAGAGTTTGGCAAGAAGGCTGCTGCTGCATTTGCAGTCGCTGCTGCTGCTGCCGTTGCCTATGGCACCAAATTAGCCGTTGATGGGGTCAAGGCTGCCATTGAGGATGAGGCTGCTCAGTTAAGGTTGGCTGCTGCCCTACGCTCCGCCACAGGGGCTACTGAGGATCAAATTGCAGCAACTGAGGCTTACATCCTCAAGACATCTTTGGCAACTGGTGTGGCTGATGACCAACTGCGTCCAGCCTTGCAACGCTTAGCAGTTTCCACAAAAGATACTGAGGAAGCACAAAAATTATTAAACCTATCTTTGGACATAGCCAAGGGTCGAGGATTAGCACTTGAAACTGTTGCCAATGCTTTAGGCAGGGCTCAGGATGGCAATACCACAGCTCTAGGCAGATTAGGACTTGGATTATCTAAAGCAGAATTATCAACCCTATCCTTTACCCAAGTTCAAGAAAAATTATCTGAACTTTATGGTGGGGCAGCAGCTGCAAATGCTGAAACATTCCAAGGCAAGATCGATCGTTTGAAAGTAGGATTTGATGAAGCCAAAGAGTCATTGGGTTTTGCATTACTTCCAGCAGTTGAGGATTTTATTGGTTTCTTAAACACAACAGGTATTCCAGCACTAAATGCGTTTATTGCAGGATTGACTGGCGATCAAGGATTAAGTGCAGGATTAGCACAAAGCCAAAAAGGTGCTGAAACATTTGGTAAAGCAATTGCTGGACTTGCTGACATATTAAAAGGATTTCTTAATTTTATTCGTGAAGTTATTGGCGGATTGACTGAGTTAGCAAATCAAGCAATTAGAGTTGTTAATATCATTAAGCCCGGAGGAGATGTTGGATATATTCCAAATGTTTCTCCTAGCGCAAGTCAATTAGGAATGTTAGGCGCAGCACCATTACCAGCAGTTCCGGCAAACACTAGAGAAAGCCGAACACCAACAGTCACTAACATTACAGTTCAAGCGGTAGATTCTGAGGGTGCTGCTAGGGCAGTTGCAAAAGTGATCAATCAAAGTTCATCAAGATCAGTTCCACAGCTCTATAACAGCGGCATCACTAGAGCGAGATAATGTCAGTCTTTACGCCTGAATATAAGTTAAGCATCAATGGTGTTGAATACACCGATGTCGCTATCTCTGATATAGCCCATCAAGCAGGGCGTGAGGATATTTACGCACAACCAACCCCATCTTATATTCAGATTGCTTTAGTGGCTTTGAATAATGAAAACTACAATTTCCAAGTCAATGACGGAATAGCCTTACAAGTCAAAGATAGCACCAATGTTTTTAGGACTTTATTTGGTGGCAACATTACAGACATCACAGCCGAAGTTGCATCAGCTAGCAGCATTGCAGAAACTTTCACTTATACGATCATTGCTTTAGGTTCATTGGCTAAACTGCCGAAGGTTATATATGACGGAACATTGGCTAGGGATGATGATGGCGACCAGATGTTTGAATTGCTATCTGATTTATTTCTAAACAATTGGAATGAAGTGCCAGCAGCTGAAACTTGGGCAGGTTATGACCCAACAGTTACTTGGGCAAATGCTGAAAACTTAGGACTTGGCGAGATCGATCGCCCTGGTGTTTATGAAATATCAAATCGAGGTGCGAATCCTGATACTGTCTACAACATAGCAAGCCTTATTGCTGACAGCGCATTTGGTGTCTTGTATGAGGATAACGAAGGTCGCATTGGGTATGCCGATGCTTTACACAGACAGAATTACCTTGCCAATAATGGCTACACAGAGATTTCAGCGAACACAGCCTTTGGCGCAGGATTAAAGGTTTTAACTAGGGGTGCAGATGTGCGCAACGATGTATTCCTCAATTATGGCAACAACTTTGGTTCACAAGTAAGCGCAATAGATTTAGACAGTATTGAAACATTTGGTTATCGGGGTGAAACCCTAAACACAGTCTTACATGACGCTACCGATGCACAAGCTGTGGCTGATCGCTATATTTCTTTAAGATCTTATCCAAGAGCCTTGTTTGATAGCATTACATTTCCATTGACCAATTCAGCGATTGATGATGCAGACCGAGATGCCTTGCTTGGGATCTTTATTGGTCAGCCAATACGAATTACAGACTTGCCCGTTCAAATAGCCTCAACTGGTCAATTTGAGGGTTATGTTGAAGGCTGGCGTTGGAGCACTAGATTCAACGAATTATTTGTAACCATCAATTTGAGCCCAATTGAATTCTCTCAAGTGGCAGTTCAATGGGAGCAAGTATCAGCCTCAGAGGCATGGAACACTTTATCCGCTATACTAACATGGGAAAATGCGATTGGAGCAGTAGTCTAATATGGCAACAACTACGAATTATGGATGGACAACACCAGACGACACCGATCTGGTCAAGGATGGCGCAGCTGCTATTCGCACACTCGGTTCATCTGTTGATACAACAACGAAAAACTTAAATCCTGAAACAACCGCAGGTGATATTTCTTATCGATCAGCAACTGCAAATGTAAATACAAGATTGCCTTTGGGAACAGCCGGTCAAGTATTAAAAGTTAATTCTGGCGCAACTGCTCCAGAATGGGCAACAGACACATCAGGTATGACCAACCCAATGACTACCACAGGCGACACAATTTATTCATCAAGTGGTTCAACTCCTGCAAGATTAGCAATTGGATCAACCGGACATGTTTTAACTGTTGCTGGTGGCGTGCCAACTTGGGCTGCTCCTGCTGGTGGTGGAAAAGTATTGCAAGTAGTTTATGCAATGTATGACACAGAAACGAACATCAATACTTCAAGTTTTACTGACACAGGATTAACAGCATCAATTACACCAAGCGCAACATCAAGCAAAGTTTTAGTATTTGCTAACTCTGGAGTTTATGGATCTAAGTCTGCATCTAACTCAGGCGGAATTGCCTGTAAATTATTTAGAGGTGCAACAGAGGTATTTTCACAAGATGCGACATATTTGCAAGCATTGTTTATGTCAGTGCCAAGCGGATCTGGTGTTGCTATTTCAGGTTATATACCTTTGCAATATCTTGATAGCCCTTCAACAACTTCTTCAACAACTTACAAAATTCAAGGTGCATCAGGTGGCAACTCGTCTTTCCAAAGATTAGGAATGAAATCAAACATGATTCTAATGGAAATAGGTGTATAAATGGGTGACTATCTAGTTAAAGCAATTTTAAGATTACGACCAAATTCTCAATTTAAGTTTATTGAGGACAAATATGAAACTATTGAATGGTTTGTTTTAGAAGGCGAAGCACCAACTAAAAAAGAGATTGATGCTGCTATCAAAGCCATTAAGGCTGAGGAAGCAAACCAAGTCGAAACTGATGCAACACGAAAAGCAGCATTGCTTGATCGTTTAGGCATTACTGAGGATGAAGCAAAACTTCTACTTGCTTAATGAAACCTTGGCTATCTAAAGCAGCTGTGCAGTTGCGTGAACAGATCGATGATTCCTTCCCAGAGCGTTTGCGCAAATCTGATGGGTGGATTGGTGATGCTAGACATAGCGCACGAAAGAGCGATCACAACCCAGACACAAATGGATGCGTGCGAGCAATTGATATTGACGCTCGGCTTTCTGACGACAAAGGGCTTTCAGCATATTTGGCAGATCAAATTCGATCATACGGGAAAACCAATGGTCGCATCAGTTATGTAATCCATCAGTCAAAAATTGCATCACCTTTACTTGGATGGCGTTGGCGTAAATATAAGGGCAATCCTCATAACCATCATGTCCATGTAAGTTTTAAGAAAGATCAAGATAACAATTCAGACTTCTTTCACATCCCACTACTAGGAGGCAACGCATGAAACTATCAAACAAACACAAGGCTGCAATCAAGTCATATATGAGAGCCGTTGCTGCTTCAGGAATTACTGTTGCGCTCGCTATCGTGGCAGACATTCATCCAGCTTACGCAACCTTGCTTGGTGCAATTGTTGCTCCGATTGCAAAGGCACTTGATCCAAAGTCCGGCAAAGAGGCTGATTACGGAATCAATGCGAAATGACGGCTCAAGATTGGGTCGCTATCGCTACTGGCGTATGCGCCATAACAGGCAGTTTATTTATGGGTCTGCGTTGGGTTATTAAATCTTATTTAGCAGAATTAAAGCCAAACTCAGGCACAAGCATGAAGGATCAAATTACAAGACTTGAACAGCGTGTCGATGATCTGTTTGTCTTAATCAGTAAGCGATAATTTTAATTATGGCGAACACACGAAAACCTATCAAACGCAAAAAGATCAATCGTCGAGTCGTTCGCCAATCTCCTGAACCATTATCAAAGATCGATCAGCATTACACCGCATTACACGAATGCTACAAAGCAGCTAGAAAAGCAGGATTTACACCTGAGCACGCATTCTGGCTAATGACTGAGCACAAAACATTCCCTGATTGGATTGTGGGCGATGGTGGGATAATCCCATCAATAGATCCAACTGACGATGAGGATGACGATTAAGCGCATAGCGTTTGTGAGTGACTTGCAAGTTCCTTTTTTTGATGAGAAAGCCACTAAATCCGTAGGCCGTTTTTTAGCCAAATGGAAACCCCACCGCACTATCTGCATTGGTGATGAAATTGATTTACCACAGCTTGGCGGTTTCAATGCTGGAACTATTGATGAAATGGTTGGCAACATCCACGAGGATCGATTACTGACCCAAGAAGTATTAACCTACTTAGGTGTAACCGATGTACTTGGATCTAATCATGGAATTAGGCTTTACCGATCTATCAAGAAACGATTGCCTAGCTTCTTAAATTTGCCAGAGATGCAATACGAGAAGTTTTTGGGCTATGACAAACTAGGCATCAAATTCCATCCCTACGGATTAGATTGGGCGCATGGCTGGACTGCTGTCCATGGCGATGCTTTTCCCCTATCTCAAGTACCGGGTCAAACGGCTTTAAATGGGGCTAGGAGGCTAGGAAAAAGCGTGGTGTGTGGTCACACCCATAGATTAGGGGTTTCGGCCTTTACAGAGGCTTCTAGAGGCCATTTAGGGCGTACTGTGTGGGGCGTTGAGGTTGGCAATTTAGTAGATTTGAGCAGTTCAGGCATGGCGTACACAAGAGGCTACGCAAACTGGCAGACTGGCTTTGTTGTAGCTTATGTAAAGGATCGTAAAGTTCAGGTTATTCCTATCCCGATTAACCCAGATGGCAGTTTCATATTTGAGGGTAAGGTCTATGGGGCGTGAAACCGATTATCACGAACGCACGATTGATGACCATATCGATGATTTTGAGGATATTAGCGTTATCTAATCGTTATACAACACTCCGAAAGAAAATAACCAAGCGTCCTTGATCTAGGTCATACTTTATGCATCACCCACAAGATATGTGGAGGATATGTAAGGGAGCAACATGGATCTATATGGGGAACTGAGAGATTTTGGCTATCTCTGGCTATTAGGAATGACAGCTGCTGCAATTGTCTGGTGGCTTGTTTTAGAGATTAGAGATACCGCATTCCAGAATGGTTACTGGAAGGGTCGGGCGGATGGCTGGAATATGCACCGCAGAATGATTACTATTAAACAGCAGTCAGATGAAGTCTTTGATTATGACAAAAACTGAGCAGTTATTTGATGAGGTCATTACTACGATCCAACAGCGTGGAAGTGTCTACGGACATCCTTACTATAACCACAAACGAATTG